ACCAGCCAATGCTTTTTGCCATGCGTCGTATGCAGACTGGGTAACGGACATTGCTGTACTCAAAGCAGTCTGAGCAGCCTTGAGATTATTTTCAGCAGTCGTTAACGCTGGTCTATTAGCAGCTATAGCCGCTTGGAATGCGGCATTAGATGTTGCGTACTGTGTCGAGCTTGCACCGTAATTAACAAGGTCTCGGTACGCTTGATTGAATGTAGGAGATATTGCTGCCGAATACGTTGCTTGAGCAGTCGTTAAAGCATCTTGCATCGTTTTTACATCTGCTTCTCGACTCGACTGTGCATTAACCGCAGATTGGTAGGCAACTTGTTTACTCTGTACTAATGCCGCGTTCTGTGCCTGGGACAATGCCATGGTTGCAGTTGCCAACGCACCCAACCCAGTTGAGATAGAACCACCAGGTCCGAGGGATTGCAGCAAGGGACTTGACGTTCCAAGAGCAGCAACCAAAGGACTGCCGATGTTCAAGAGCTTCGCCAAATCGCCAGTGCTTCCCAACGCATCATGAATAGCATTGAGGATTTCAGTCTGCTTTGCTACATCAGTCATTGTTGCAGTGCTGGGCAGATTTGCCAACGCAAGCATGATCGTACGAGCGGACGAGTAGTCGGACTGGTAAGCAGCACCCGACGCATTGTATTGCCTGCTCGCTGCAATGTATTGCTGGTATGTTTGGGCAACAGCAGCTTTCGCTTGTTCGTCGCCTCCTTGTGCCCTTGCAGCCTGGTCGTTGAACTGTTGCTGCAACTGCTTATAGCGCGTCTCCGGAGACAGTACGGAGAGGTTGGAATCACCTGCCATTTGCTGCACAGCCTGAAGGATGGAAAGCTGACTGTTGATTCCCATCTCTATCTGTTTTCGCAACTCTTCCACACTGCTCGTAAGGTCGTCGACCGCTTGCTGTGATTGTGAGAGTTGGGTTTTCTGAGCTTCGAGCATTGCATCCTGCAGACGTGCCTGCGAGTCAGCCAGGTCCTTGGATACTTGTGCTGCTTTCTGTGCTGCTTCTGTTGCCCGGGTCATTGCATCCTGCTCGTCTTGCAATGCCCACACACGACGTTGAATGACCTGCGTGGAAGTGTCCATCTTGAGAAGTTCATTCTCTCGTTGAACATTTACCAGCGCCATATAATCTGCTGTCCCTTTGAGACCCTTCAACTCCAATTCCTGCATGAGCAGTGCGTTATTGGTGAGCTTCAAGGCGGTCATGCGTTCCATTGCTGCTGTTGCATCTTCACCGAGTCGTTCCAGACTCTTTATCAATGGATTCGATTTCTCGATGAGGTCGTTGTTAATTGCACGGAAGGCGTCGTTAACTGCTTTCTGCTGTTCTTCTGCTGTCTTGCCAGCAAGGTTCACACTGATCTTCGCAACGTCAACAGACTTGAGCATTTCATCGGTGATTGTCATCCCGATTGATGCGCTCTGTGTGTGGATTGCTGCAATAATACTGTCGTAGTTCCGATGAACAAACTCTGACCATTGTACATTCAACTCGGCAGTCAGATGTTGTGTTTCGCTTCCTCCAAATAACGCCTTCTTGCGTGTAATTTCTACAAACTGTTGAGCAGCAACAGCACCACCTTGTACGCCAACGTCTACACCACCACCGGTGTTGCGCCAGCTCGTACCAAATACCCCACCACCAGTAAACAAATCAAGCATCGCAACTGGTAAGCCCACTATGGATGCCGCTGTTGCTGCCCTAAGACCACGCTGTACATTGGTGGATTGATTCCAGAGTCCACCCGACTGAAACATCTGATTGATCATCATCCCACCAGCAACAGCAACACCGATAATTGGTAGAATTGATGATATTCCAGCAGCAACACCAGCTTGAGCACCCTGAGCAGTAGCTGCCTGAATTGTGGGTCCGAGCGTGGGTGCTGGGGCCATAAGGACAGAGGGAATACCATTTGCCACTGTACCAAGTCCTGCGACACCCGGGGATGAACCTGAGGAAAGCAATCCTTGCAACGATGCAGCCAAAGGCCCTGTGATAGAACGTTGGACGGTTATGCGTGCAAGATCATCGAGAATGGAATTGACAAGCGACGTAAAAGAGAGCTTGCCATGTCTCACAAACGTCACCAATGCGTCTTCCATCCCCTTGAGCATACTGGAAACAGCGGTCTTGGTTTGTTCCCCTGCATTGAGAGTGGCATCAGCATACTCATGTAACGCCACAATAGCACCACCTACAGCAGTTCGATCCCTCAGGAGAACTTGCTGCTCGATGATCTTTCCGTTGATTGCAGTAATCTTGTCCAATACCTGCTGCCGAAGCGTTTGAGCCGTGGGTTCATTGCCGGTAATTGCATCGTAGATTTTTTGTTGCTCAATAACTTCTTGCTGAAGTAGTGGAATGCGTTGGTTTGCAGCCGTAATGGCATCTGTCGCAAACATCTTCTCTGCCTGATCTATGAGGATCAACTGATTCTCATATTTAGCAATGGAGATGTTGGCCTGATCTGTTACCCGGGTGAGTGCAGCCAAATCATTTTCCTTGCCTATCACCAAGTCGAGTAGATGCATGTATTCTTTAATAGCACTAACGGCAAATTCGTCGTGTAACGCCATTGCAACTGACAACGCGTCTTCTGCTTCCTGCCGCTGCGACTGATATTTCAAAGCGATTGTGAGCGTGTCTGCTCCAGCAGCATTACCCGCATACCGCATGAGTTCTGCTTCAAGGGAAAGCCGTTTGAGCATTATATCGTTTTCCTGCTTCACACGATCCACATAGAATGCAGTCTGCTCTTCATGTAATGCGTTCAACGCTGTCTTCTGCTCAAGAGCTCGTTTATCCACGTAGTCGTAGAACTCTTTTTCATGTTTCAATCGTGAGTTATATCTTTCTTGCTCCAACGTCTGCAGGGCGATTGTCTGTGCTCTCATATCCCCCTGCATCTTGATGTATTCAGGTGATCCAGTTCCCTTGGTTGCTTCGATGGTCTTCATGACCTTCGCCAAGATTACCATGGACTCTTTTGCATCTTCGACCTGCCGTTGGATGACAGAAGCATCGAGTTGGTAGAGCTTGTCGAAATGCTCCTTCGCAAGTGATCCCTCTTGAATGTACTCGGAGCTGATAATCATCTTTCGAGATTCATTTTGTGCTCTGAGTAAAGCTAACGCAGCATTGTTGTAAGCCTTCTGAGCTCCCAACTGTGCTTCGTATTGTTTCTTCTCCCGTTCCCATTGCTCCATTGTCTTCTGCTGGTCAATCTGGAAAGCCTCGTGAGAAGCAATCATGGTCATTGGTTTGTTCATGTCCACTTTTGCTTTGTTAAATTTATCCAATGTCTCAGCGATCTTATACCCTGCGTACACAGCAGCCGCAGCGAGCGCAATGATCCAACCAGCAGGATTTGAAGCGAGGGATACGTCAATAGCAGCCATGAAAGAAGCCCAGGCCGTTGTCAATATACCAACTCCAGCAGAAGTGGCGATGACAGCAGCACTAAGTCCCATCATTGCAGACGTAAGCATCAATATTCCAGAAACCGAAGGAGCTAACGTGCCGTTGAGACCACCTTGTAATGATCCCCATGCGGCTGCAGCAGAAGCCAAAGCCATTGCAGTAGCACCAATCGCAGGACCTGCAGAAGCAAGCAACAACATGGAAGCTGCAAAACCACCAGCAGTGATCAACGCCCCGGAATTGGATGCAAGTCCATTGACAACCAAAGCAACGGAGGAAATAACAGCCTTAAATGCATTGTAGGCTGGAATGGTGATGCTTGTGATTTGCGCAGTGTTCTCCCTTATATAAGTGTTAGCCTTCTGTGTTGCATCCACCAAGTCTTTGTAGGGCTGTGCAAATACTGCCCGGGAAAGCAGAGACAGCGAAGTCTCCATGGAGCTCTTTGCCGCAGACCATGTTACGTTGAGGTCTTTAGCACCTTCCCCAAATCCCTTGAGGAGACCACCTATGCGCTCAATAAGAACTCCCTGATCTTTCCACTGCTGCACTTGTTCTCTGAGTGGGCCTTTAACGAGACGTTGCACCATCATGGCAAGCTGACTCATCATGTTAACCTCACCCATGATAAGAGACCTTGTCTCCTGGCGCAACTGACGTTCATCAGCACCGTTGCGTGAGTACATTGCAACAGCGTTGGCGATGCGGGTATATCCTTCCACTTGTGCTGCGCTGTTATACTTGAACTGAACCCCCTGTTTAATCAACTCCTCATTCATATCTTGGAGATTGCGGAGATTCAGAGTGGTGTTAGCGTCGATGCCCATCAAGACGTCTTGCAGCCCTTTGGCATAATCCCTTGCTTGCCTGTAGTTGGCAGCTACGTCTCCATGGACTTTGAAACTGGTGAGCATCGAGGCGGTCTTTGCCACAGACAATGCAAAAGCATCGACCGCCTCGATCCCATATTGAACGGAAACAGTAATTGCATGGATTGATTGAGAAATGGCGGCAGAAGCCAAGTTTGCCGCCGTAAATGATGCTGTGAGTTGAACGAACGACGATGATAAAACGTTGGTGAGGGCAGATGTGTTATCAACCCGTGTCGACAGATTAGCGAGAACACTTGAAGACTCAGCCGCAGCCACCTTCAGCTGTGCGTTGTCCAATCCGATCTCTGCCCACAACGAGCCAATGTTCATTCTGTACTCCCTTTTTTGATTCTCGGATTCTTCTTGAAAGCTGATGCGATAGCCTGCATCTTCTTCTTCAAAACCTCTAGAGGAACTGGCTGATCTGGAAAGTCATCCCGCTTGATAAAGTCAGGCATGAAATCTTGAACCGTGAACGGATCGCGTTGCTTCTTGCTGTCTCTGTTGACGTTCGCGATAACCTGTGCGATCTGAGCTGCTCTGAAATCCCCACGCCATTCCCCGAAAGGCTCTAACCTGAAAAATGCCTGCCATTCGATGAAGAGTTTGGATGGGATGCTCGCCAACATCCCATCCACGTTTACATGACCCAACGCTAGAGCCAGTTTAAAAGCGAAGAAGCGGTCTGCGTTGGAGGTTAGTTTTTTTCCGCTGCTTTGAGGGCTTCAGCCGTGACCCCGTTGAGCTCCATGGCCTTCTTGACAACCCGGTCGAGGGCGAGTGCACTCTTGCCGGCGAGGATGTCGATGTCTTTCAGTTCGAAGAGCCGTTTGCCACGGTCGTCACACATGCTGAGGATCGCCATCTTCGGGCCGTAGTCGGTGGTGTCCATCACCGGCTTCTGTGTGCCACGAGATTCTTCGGTAACCATTGACTGGTCAAAGAGTCCCTTTTCCCGTGCCGTCATGGACTTGACCATAACGTAGGCAGTCTTGTCACCGTTGGCCCACTCGGGAACGAACACCTTTTCCATCTGAATGTCGTCCGCCGCAGTGATCTGCGCCCGGTTCAGACAAAAACCGGAACCCTGTGATGCTGCTTTCCCTTTTCCTGCTGTTGCTTTCATTGTCCTACCTCCCGTTGAAATTAAATGGTTCTGCTGTTGTTGTTATGATCCCCTTACGACAGGGAGACCGGGCCGGAAATCTTGAACGTGGCGCTGGCGGAAATCTTGTCACCCTTCGGAGTCTTGAGATCGAGCCGGGTGCAGAGGGCGCTGAAGTCGAGGGTCGTTCCATCCGTGTCCGGAAGGACGATCTGGTAGTCCCGCGGATCATCGGACTCGAAGTCGTCGTTGAGGACGTCGTAACCGTCGGCAGTGAAGTTCATATCCAACTGCACTTCGCCACCATCCCGAAGACCGCCGATGAATTCCTTGTACCCGCCCTCGCTGTCCAGGCTGGTGACGTCGGTGGTGTCCCTGCTCTTGTTGGGGCCGTTGATGTCGGCGACTTCCGCAATTGCCGTGAACTGCGGATTGGACGCCATGTCACTTCTTTTGAATTTGGCACCGATACCTGAAACTGCTTTGCTGCTCATGGTGTGTACCTCCTTTTGTGGTGTTGTTCTCCGCTGCTTAGACGGCGGTTCTGTGAATCCTGAAATTCATGGTAAAGAGTGCACGATTGCTTTCATCATATCCGATGTGTGCAATATCGGACATGAGCCATACACCAATGTATCTGAAACCTGTTGTCGTTACTCCGTTCAAGCCATTAAGGATCAATTTGACGTGCTCCATTATGTCCCATCCGGTGCTATATGCTGTGTTCCTGCAGCGCACTTGAATGGTAGGACGTTGATAGTCTGTGTTGACGTCCGTTTGAAATCCACCGGTGTCGTATAACGTAATGCAATTGTCGGGCTTGGCAGGTTCCCGAGACACAAAGATGTTGGTTCCGAAAGAACCAACGCCAGATACGTTCGCCAAAACATCTGCCATGTCACGTGCTGTACTATTCTTCAAAACTTCATCTCCTCGGCGATTATTTCCACTATCCGTTCTGCATTACGTTTCAGTGGGTCTTCTACAAACTTCGCCTTGCTTCCTGGCTTCTGGAAATGTGCTTCGACGTTTTCATGCACAAATGGTGCATAGCTGGCAGTTAATCCGATTTCTGCAACCGGTCCCTTTGCTGTATCATGTATCTCGGGACCATACCAACTGTTTATGAGAACGCCTTTATCAACAGGAGTCTCGATCTGTCCTTCTCTCCGAACCAATGCTCCTGCTGTTATCAATGCCCTTTTACCGCGACGCTCAACATCTGCAAGGGCCTTGTTGAGATTCTTTAAAATAAGTGAAATGCCCGACGATCCTCTTTTCATCACATCCAAGCCCTATGTATAAACTGCGTTGCCTTGAAGTTTGGAAGCGATTGTACTGCTTTTATCTCATGAATCCCTGCGATCGACCGAGGATTTGCTTTCTGTGGGTCTGTCAGTCCACTAAGCAAGCCCAGGTAAAGCAGTCCTTCATTCTGCAACGCTTGAATTGGATAAACAACTACCTCACTACGAACTTCACGCCCCTCTTTATTGATGAAGAGTTCGTTACGTTCTTCCCAACGAACAGCAAGCTCCACAGGCTGGGCATAGGTGTGTTCTCCATAACCATCCTGTCCTGTTGGAGCCCAATAGACTGCTGTTTGCTTGCGTGGAATCCTCATTGCCTTCTCATTTGCTTGAATTGCACGAAATTGGTGACGTCGTTGATGTCCTTTTCATGTATGGCTAACTGCTTTTCAAGATGCTCGACTTTTGTCTCAAGGTTGAGAATCTTTTGCGTGTTTGCTGCAACAGTCTGTGCCACTATGCTTGTGCTAATCTGCACGTTCCAGGTAACCGTGCACAAGACACCAAGCAAGGCGACAACGACAGGCATGCTAATTGCGATGATCCAAAAAATGGTATTCACCCGTCCTGATGTTTTGTTCTGTTCAGCTGTTCTTGGTTCATGGAATTTACAAACACCACGAGCCTCCTCAGGATCAAAGGTCTCGGAATCATCATGTCGTTTGTTAGTCATCTGCACATCCTCCTAAATAGATTCAATCAACGCTTTGGGTTTATTCGCATTCGCAAGTCTGCAGGAGGTGTCGAGCAGCAAAACCTGTTGCCCATAAAACGTGGAGGAAAGACCCTCACCACCCCTCGGGGTTTGATAGGAGGTGGTAACTCCTGAAATGCCTTCGCTCGTTGCACGCGGGTCTTTTGCACAAGCCAGATGTGCAGTCAACCACTTTTCGATCTCGGTGAGACGCTCTTCGGACATCCCACTGTCCGTGCCGATGGAATCAGCAATCATCATTGATGCAAGAGCAAGGAATGGAGTAAGATTGATGTCGGTGTCGAATATGGCTTTCACATCGTCTGCTGTGGTTCTCATTTCAACACCTCTTTCAAATCCACAAATGGGAAGATTTTCAAAGCACTGTCGGATGTCGCGTTAAAGATTTGCACTTGCAACTTCTCTGCGTCTTCTGCAATCTGTGTAAATGGATCAAGGAACAAGTCCCTGTATATTTCTGTTCTTGGTTTGTGAAAATGATTCGTATGCCAGTTATGATTCCCATCTTTGACCTGCATATCAAACCCGATGAGAAAAACCTTTTTGGCGCCGAGCAGGACAGCGAGATTGATCGCTGATGCACCACTGCTCTTGTTCCATTTCACCTGTTCAGGATTTGTAGTTATGCCAGAACTATCCAACCGTCGAAGCTGGAGGACTCTGGAATGATTACAACAACACCTGGGAGCCCCTACTATTAACCCTCCGAATGACTGTAATGCTTCTGCGTTCCATTTGTACCACTGACAATCTGTGAACCATGTAATGTCGATAAATGGAAGAAGTTTGAAAGCATCGTTAACCCCTATGGTTCTGTGATGCTTCAAAGGGAGGAGGTCCATGTCTTTTACGCTAGGACCTCCTCCCACAATGAAAACCTCGGCGTGGGGCCAGAGTTTGCTAACCTTCCAGGGCCGCATTGATGAGGTCGTCAGCTTCTTCTTCGGTCAGCGGATCGTCGTTCACCTGCACCTCTTCTTCGTCGCCGGTTTTGCGGAAGACGTTGAACTGCCCTTCTTTCCCATCGACTTCTTCCTTGCGAAACGTGGTCACGACTTTCGGAGGGGGTGCCTGGGTTGCTTTCCCATCAGCAGGTCCCATGAGCTCCCACCGCTTGGAGCCGGCGAACCGGTCCTTGGTTGCCAGGAACGTGTCACCCGGGTTGACAGTCTTCAGACTGCCACCGTCCCGATAGTGGAACTTGCCTTGGAGGCGTTTCCACACGTACTGCCTGGGACCGCTTGGTGCTGCAGCCGGGACAGCTTTCGATTTGCTCCCTCCTGCCGCCTTTTCCTTTGTTTCCTCCTTCTTCCTCATTGTCCTCATCGTCCTTCCTCCCTTGAAAGTGATAACCCCTCCTCCCGATGATCTGAAAGGAGGGGTTCAGTTACCTCTCTTGCTGTGGTATTTGCTGGATTACGAACCGATGCAGATGCCGCAACGCCCGGCCTGCGTGGCGCGAATCTGCGGCACCTTGATGCCCATGACCTTGTAGTGGAGAACCATGCCACCCTGTTCCTGCCACTCGATGGGGGAAATCTCCATGCCGTTCACGAGACGAACGACGTCGGAGGTCATCTGCACCATGACGATGGTGTTGGCCGGGAGCTTGTCGACGACCGTGATCCCGCTGATGTTGGCCACCTGGAGGATACGCTGACGGATGGTAAGGTCGCTGTTGGCCTTGAAGTCGTTGTCCAGAACCGTCTCGTATGCGGTCGGAACGTAGATCATGTAGGGGCCGTAGAACCGGTCGTTGATGAGAACCTGTTTCATTGCGATGACGTCGGCCAGGATGTCGGCGCCATCGACACCGGAAG